GACGCTTGCACGTTGACCAAAAAGCATAGCTCTTTCAATGTCAATCTTATGCTCACGCAATTTAAGATTCCAGATACGTTGCCATTCATCAGCATATCCACGATAAACAGTTGCTCTTGCTGTATTAGACATTTCACAAGCTGTTTTAAAGATTTGAGTAAACCCATAATCATTATCTAGTTCTTGTGAAAAAACATCAGGAGCACCTGATCCTTCTGCGTATGCTGTACCAATTACTTGACAATTAACAGCAGTACTTGAGCCATCTATGGTAACAGCACTAGTACTATTTTCTCTTAACCATCTAACCTCTATTTCAGTTGCTGAATTAACAGCAGTAACAACGCAAGTTGCTGCATTAGTACCTTCACCCATTCCACTAATTGTGGATGATACCATTATAACCATACCTTTAATAAGCCATGGAGAAGATGATACTGTCATTGTATCTGTAGTATCTTCAGCAATAGCACCAAGATTACTTGATGTTGTGAATGTTCTATCAGTCATTGCAATTTTAGTTCTATCTTCCAAGAAACGAAATTGCGAATCGCTTGTTGGTACTTTTCCTACTTTTGACAAGTATACAAAAAATGGTGATTCTTCTGGAGCTAAGTCAGCGACCCTATCACTGAAATCGTACAATCGTCTTGTGCTCATTGTAGCACTATCGACAGTTGCACCACCAGGAGTACCAAATTTTACTTGTCCACTATTATAAGTAGCCATTTTTAAAACTCCTTTTTATTATTATTTTAATACATTAGTTCGACCTCCAGCAGCTACTATTGAATCCCACATTTTATCAGCTTCATTCTTTCTCTCAGGTTGCGAGCCTTGTAATACGCCTGCAGGTTGAGGGTTAGCTTGATTTTGCCTTATTTGATCTAATGGGTTTTCACTAATAGTCTCTGGAGCTTGAGACACAGCACGCCACATTTTAAGCACATTGTCTAAGCCATATTCAGATGGATGTTTGTCTGCAAATTCAAAGAAAGAATTTTGCTCTTGTTCAGTTAAGCCTTTATTAGCTAAATCTGAACGAAGAGTTGATCTTCCTTGCTCTGCTTTTATTCCACCTACAGCTTGGTCAACTGCACCATTTATAGTTTGCTGCATTTCTTGCATCCTAAACTTATAGGATTTCGATGATGGGTCATTGTAGGCTTCCCAAGGATCAAACTCATCAGGCTTTAAAGCAACAGGAGCTTCTTGGTTATTTGGTTGACCACTTACTTCACCCATAAGGTTTTGTACCAAGTCTGGACGTGATTCCAAAAATTTTCCAATCTTTTCATATTGTTTAAGCTGTTGATTTTCAGTGTGGAGTTTATCCTTTTCAGATTGGTGGTACTTTGCTTGTGCCTCCCAATCTTGTGTAGAACTCTCTTCCTGAATTGTTCCTTCATCTTGCCCTACTCCTGCGTCAAGTTGACCATCTTGATTCTCGACAACAGAAGCGATAACGTCATTGTCTGACATGTTAACTCCTTTGTGTTTGCTATTTCTCGTTTCCTTTTTGAGCTTGACTACGTTTCTTTTCTGCTTCTGTTGCTAAACGTAATTTCTCAGATTCGAGCTTGACAGCGTTAGATAATTTATCAATTGAAGCTTTGTTTTGTGTTTTAGAATCATACTCTTGTTCTTTAAGTTGACCTTTAAACTTTTCAACCTCGACCTTCTTACGTGATTGTACTTCTGCACGATTGGCTGTTTGTAAGTCTCCACTAAGCTTCTTAATTTCTTGTTGAGCAGCTTGTAATTGTGATTGCAATTGTGCAACCATGTCTGTTCTTTCAAGTACACCTGCTTTATCAAATATTTCTGTTTTCTTCAATGCTTCAACCTTATCAATAAGTCCTGCTTGATATGCTTCCATATATACATTCCATTCACCCCACTTATTAGAAGGCATGGTAGAATTTCCAATAACTCTTATATCAAAAGTCCCTACACTTAAATTATTTTCTATTGTTTGCAATTCTTTAGACTTATCATCATATAATCTTTTATTTACTGTATATTCATCAATATCATTGTTAGGTTGTGCTATTCTAAATGTTTTCTTAAAATCATAATGCGATTTTGCAAGATGATACATTAGCATTCCCAATCTTTTTAAACTTGCCTCAACATCTCTTAATTTAGACTTTGAACGTCTTTGTCCAAAATCTTCCATCATCATTGTTCCAGAAGATGTTTTAGGTGCAACGTCAGCATTTCCTTGTTGCATCTCAAATATTCCAATGTTTAAGTCGATATAATGTTCCACCATTTGAGGTAATTGAAGTATTGAACCTGCCAATGGTTGTGGTGAAGGAAAATGAGGTTCGCCAAATGAAGCGTCATATTCTATGGTTGCATTGGGATTCGCCCAATCTCGTTCAAGTTCTTCTATATCTTGTACAGAGCCTTGAGGTATTAGCAACTTCAAGCCAGACGATGCCTGTGCATGCGATGTGATCAAAGACATTACTTTATTTAAGAACCTCTGAAATCCCTTGTTCTTACGAACATCACTCATAGGATAAGGAGTGTTAGTCCATATATTTGGCACAGGTACTAATGGGAATATATTTGTATCTAAAACTTTTTCATACAAAACTATTTGACCAATTATACATGTAACCTTAATTCTTGTTTGTTGGACTTGAACTATATCAAAAAGCCCTTTATCAAAAGCTTCTGCTGTAGCCTCGTCAGCTAATAATTGTTCTAAGCCATCATTATCTAATATTTTTTCTTCACCATTTTGTAAATTAATAATTCTATAAAATGGCATCTTAACTTTTCTAAAATCTTCAATTAATCTATATTTATCACTACTAGTTCCATAATCATAATCTTTTACTATATCAGGAGTAAATGAAGTTCCTTCTTGTCTATTTTGTGAAGAAGGATAATCTTCATCTGTTATACCTAAAGTTTCAACATCGTCTAATAAAATGCCTCCATCTTCATTTTCCTCTCCCAACATTGGATATGCATCTAATAATTGATCTTTTGTAAGTATAGTAGACAACTGCATTCCAGATGCATCATCAAACCATTTGTTTCTACTATTAGGATCAACAACTACACGAAATGGATCAACGTATGAAAATTTAACCTCACCTCTACCATAATCATCTTCAGGGTCAATGTAGCCATAAAAGTATCCTAAGCCTGCTACAGAAAAATCATGTATAACTTGTTTGAATACTTCATCTCCACTTGAGTTGTCCCATATATACTCTAATATAGTTTTCCAAACATTTGCAAGTTTGTTGTCAGAATCTTCTCTTCCTACTGCAGAAAACTTAGGTGGTTTAGATGTAATAATTGCTTTAAACTGCTCAATAGCAGCATATAAACGATCAATGGGCAAACCCATTTGATTTCTCTCAGCAAGTTCCTGTGCTTCGCTATCTGTAAAATGGTTGCCTAAGTAGAAATCTATATCTTCTCTAGCTTGGACATCCCAATCTTGCCTAGCGTCATACCAACGCATCCATCGTTGTTTTATTTCTTCTGCCCTTTTATCCTGTGGAATCATATGCAAAATTTACTGAAAGTTATTAGTTATATGCAAATTACACACGTTTGCCTGTAATCCAATCATACATTTTTCTTGCAGACCTATAACTACCATCTTTCTGTTTCTCCTTATTTTTCTTTCCTGCCTTTGGATTACCCTTTGCATATTGCGTAGCAAGCCAAAAAGCATCAATTGTATCATCATGCGAACCTTTTGGAAAATCTAACAGTTCGCCTATAAACTCATGGTGTATCTTTTTTAAATGAACAGCTCCTGCTTTGAACATAGGTTGCAGTCCCTCGAACAGCCTATCTTTCTTTTTTTGAGTATAGCCCTTAATTCCCTGCTCAATACCTGGAACAAACAATCCTTCCCTTTTACTTCGTTTTTGGACATAGTCTCTAAGCATCTCCTGATAAGCTATTGTTTCTATGTTAACCCTTCTTACAGGGTCAAACCTTTTAAGTATTTCAAAAATCTTGTCTGCGCAGTCCATTGGAAGAACTCTTTCACGCCAATATTCGAGAACATAGTAATCAAACTCTGCTGTAACGCCCAAAACCATGATGCAACTATAATCATTCCTGCTAGCAACAGTTGAAGCAGGATCGACCCCAATATAAATATTGACGTACTCAGTATGTCCATCATCGAATTTAATATACCAACTTCCTGATTCTTCTTCAAATCTTACATTTCCTCTATAAAGTGCACTATTTATATCTTCTTCTGCAAAAATCTGATCTTCTGGTGACTTTGCTTGATTCATGTACTCTTGATAAAATTTAGCAGGAGTACCACTATCTATATAAAATTGTTTACGTTCTTCTAATTTTGTTAATGGCCAACGTGAAGGCCAAATTGGTTTACCATCTTCTATTGCTTTTTGTGTATATATGTCCCAAGAGTAATCTTCGCCACTTTTTTCTGCGTCTCTAGCTCCTGTAACTAATCCATTTAAAAACGAGTCCCAATGAACAATAGTGCCATTACACCACAAAAAACCATTTTTATCAAAATCAATAGCAGGAAACACAGCAGCAGTTACCCAATTCTTAATTTGTTGTCTAGCGTCAGGCGTTTTAGTATTTAGTTCTGATTCAAAGTCGTCTAGCACCATGCCTGTAAAACGTGTCGATAATTGCTTTTTACCTCTTAATCTTTGATTTGCACCTTTTGCTATCATCCTACAGCCATTTGTAAGAGTAAACTCTGATTTTGTCCATTTGTTCCCTTGAAGGTCTCCAAAGTAGTAATGTATAGCAGGATTAAGCTCAATATGGTTCATTACCCACGAAAGGTTGTCTATCGCTTGATCTTGTGCTTCACCTATCCACGCTATAAATTCAGGTCTATCTTTTTCTGCAAATAAAAACCTGTGGAGTATCCCTGTTGCTGCTAATGTCGATTTTGCGTGATCACGAGGCAAAACAAGTCCAAGCTGTTGAACACTTCTATCTATAAGAAGCTTCCCAACCTCTACATGAAAATGAGGGGTTGCAGAGGCAAGGAAGTCTTGAGGAGAGAATAATTTACCAAATGTAATTAAATCTTTATATGCCTTAGAAAGTAATTCTTCGTTTTTTGAAACATCTCCATTTAAATTAAGATTAGCCACTAAAAGGTTCCTGTCTGTAGTAACATACGTATATATCCTGTTC